GCTTTCTCAATTGCATCCTTACCCAAGATAATGAATGAACCATCAGCATCTTTTACGAATGTCTTGCCAGCCAGACCCTTTTCGATCATTTTTGATGCAATTGGTGTCGAGGGCTTAATGACATAAAATGCGTCACGAAAGTCTTTGTATTCTACAGAACCTCCTTCACCTTCACGAGAGAGTACGATATATGATGTGCCTACGTCTAATCCTTTAGCCATGATTTTATCTATCCTTTTTCTTTTTCAATTCTGCTAACTTACTTCTTGCAGATGAAATATTGTCTGCAGTCTTTGTGACAATACCGATGTCATTTGTTCCGAATTTTTGAAAATCTTCTGTCGAAATATCTGTTACAAACTTTGCATCGTCTATTTCAACTTGGCGCCGCGGCGCTTTCTTGTCTCTGTTTACTTCAGACACGAATGAACTTGATTCTGTCTTTTTGAATCTGTCAATCAAAGAATCAATCCTGCCAAGGAAATAACCAAATGCGATGCCACCTAAACAAGAAATAATCTGACCATCAATCATCGTCCTGTGCTTCCAAATCCACCTGCTCCGCGAGCTGTCTCAGAAAGATCATCTACTTGTTCGAAGATTGCACGAGAATAATTCGTAAAAATAAGCTGAGCAATCTTATCACCCTTTTTTATCGAATATTCTTTCTTTGACAGATTGACAAGAATGACTTTTACCTCCCCGCGAAAATCTTCATCACAAATCCCAGGCGCATTAAGAACTGTGATTCCGTGTTTAAAAGCAAGACCACTACGCGGACATATCATTCCTACAAAACCTGTTGGAATTGCAATCTTGAGGCCAGTGGCTACCAATTCTCGGTCTCCCGGTCCTAAGATAATATCTTCTGATGATCTAAGATCACATCCTGCTGAGCCTTCAGTTCCATAATCAGGCACTGAATATGCCTCAGAAGAAATCTTGACGTTTAATTCATTCATTTTCATCAACAACATCGTCTTCACTTTCTACATTTAACATATCACCAGGCACAACAGTGTATGCTGCTTCAATGACAGCGTCGATATACGGTTTATATTGCGGATCTTTCATAAGTGCACCAAAATCTGACTTATAGAATTTCTTCTCTTCAATTATCTCGCCAGTTTCAATATCTGAGACTTGAAATTCCTTCCAGGCTCCGGTTCCTGATATATTGATTCTAACTTTTCCGTTTACTAAACCTTTTCGAGGCGCACAATAAGACCTGACTTCATCAAAAATATATTCATCTTCGACGATTCCCTTTCCAAAGATAATATCAAATTCGCACTTTCTAAATGGAATTGCAAGCTTATTCTTTTTGATAGTAACAATAACATGAATGCCTATGACATTACCTGCCTTGTCTTTAACCTGATTGCCTGACGTCAAATACACACGAATTGATGAGTGAAATGGGATTGCTTTCGATTATCACTGAAATTTCTCACAGTGTCGGACTATATCTTCAACCAATTGATTTCATGACTTTACTGCATACCTTGCACTGTACTGGTTGTTCCGCGCTCGAGGTATTTTCTTCTTGCATATGGATAGGTATTGAGTTCAATGTAAGATTACTAATACTAGTCTCTGAACCTTCATCAGGTCACCCTGACGCTTGGCTGCTGATTGTCCAATCTAACTTTTTTTCTGCATTCACGTTCATCGTTGCCAATCGCGTTGTAGCAAAGTTAGCTCTAAGGAGTTTCCAGCAATTCACGGAATTTTATTACGGGAAGCTCAGCTTAGAACCAACCACCCGGGGTCGTATTGTGATTTACGTGCCCATTTGCAACATAGCAATTTCCATCAGGAACAGAGATATCAACAACTTCAATATCTCTGTTAAGACAGAGAACATCCTGTGCGTCCTTTAGCTTTGTCCACTGACCATTGATGAAAACTCTATGATCACCGCTTGCAATCAAGCTACCATGCTGATAGCCTGTCGTCTTTGGCTTTACATAGAATTCATCGATATTTGAGAAACCGTTTGGTGTCTCTACTTGAAGTCCTAAATCTTCTATATTTAGATCTGCTTCTTCTTCAAATGATTCGAATCCCAAAATACCTCCAAGCTCTGAAAATGTGAATTCTCTTTCAACAAATTGTTCATTTAACATCATTTCTTCCTTTCGTTACTTCTAGAAGTTTGGCAAAATTGCTATCCTTCTTAAATCTTACTTTAATTTTTGTCGTGTGCGGATCAACACATGTAGGATCTCCGTATTTTACGCCTATGGCATCTCTAATTTGATTCAAGCATAACAGCGTTACATTATTTTGACCTATAACCCCAGTAATCTTTCGCATTCCCTTTGAAATTACCCTTGCCTGCAGGCCTATTGTATTGTCTTCATATTCACCGTCGAGTTCAGCTTTTGGTGAAGTTGCAGCAACAGAATCCCATACAACTAGAATTGGAACGTTCTTGTCTATAATCTGCTTTGCTTTTAAGATTGTTGATTCAATGATAGAAAACACTTCCTCTGTCATATGTGAATCGCAATAGACAAACCGCTTCTTTACATCGATACCCATCTCTGCTAGCTTGAGTGGATTTACGGCGTTTTCGGTGTCAATATAGACAACTAAGCCGCCAGCCTTTTGTGTATTCAATGCAGCATGAAATGCAAGATGAGACTTTCCAATAGATGGTGCCCCATAAATCTCTATAATTCTTCCTTCAGGATAGCCTCCTCCTGCAAGATTGCGCATCATGTAATTTAACTGAACTGAACCAGAATCAATCCATCGCTTTACAATTGTCGGTGCATCATCCTCTGACAGATTGAATGCGACTCGCGATCCAAATGCCTTATTTAATTCCTTAATGAGCGTGCTACTCATATCATGAACTGAATCATCTGATACTTCAATTTCAGTAGATTCTAGTTTCTTCGATTCAAGCTTTTTCTTAGCCATATTTACAAATCTCACTTTCTTAGTATCAACTGTTGTCTCAGCATCAAGGTGCAAGTCAAGTGCCCTGCTGAAGCATTTTCAGCAGGGCACAGTTGCTATCAGTCTTCCATGAGATCAGCGAAGGCGTCATCGAGTGACTTCTTCTTTGAATCAGGCTTTTTAGCTGGCTTCTTATCAGCCTTGTCAGCAGATGAACTAACCTCTGCAGCAAGTGTTGCCAGTTCATCTATCGGTGTAGGGCCGCGCGACGTGCCTGGTTCATTTGAAGATTCTGCAGAAGCAGTGTCTCCATTCAACCAGTTATTGAGTGTTGCTTCGATCTCCTGTGTTGACTTGAGACGATACATGTCATCGATGTTTGGAATTGACGCCAACCACTTCTGTACGATTTCAGGATCTTCATGCAGCTTATTTGGTCGCCGAGCTGCATCGACAACAGTATCATTGAACTGCTTGCCAGGAGACTTTGATATCGTAACCTTGAGATCGAAACCGTCAACAGGCGAAAGAACATCGCCTACGTCTTCGTCAAGAAAGAATCCAAGCATACGCTGGTAAACCATCTTGCCAAATGCCCAAACGAGAACACCCTTTTCTTCTTCTCCCCTGACAATGACGGGAGCATAGCACCTCATCTTTGCAGACAACTTCTTTGCAAGAATTCTGTCATCGGGCTTACCGCTGCCGTACAGCTTCTTGACGAGGTCGTTGATCGGATCGGGCTTATGAAACTGGTTGGGTGCCAGGATCGCATTATTTTCGCCGATATAATAAAACCAACGTTCTATAAATGGCTGACCTTCTGGTGCATTCTTCCAAGGCAGACATCGAACCTTGTGTTCGCCGAGACCTGGCTTCCACATCTGCACAGATGACGTCTTGTTCGAGCCATTGAGTTCAGAGACACGCTTCCTAATTGCTTCTAGATCTATTCCCATTTTATTATTCCTATTCCTTTGATTGTTTTCATGATCGATGTCATCTTTGCAGAATTGCGAAGAGCAACATCAAACTCCTTATCGGATACACGTACCAATCTACGCTTTGACGCTTCAAATGTTTTTATTTGACGATCGTCTCTTTTGACTGTGTCAAAAAATTCACTTCCAACGAGCGGAATTATTCTTCCGCTTCTTGGGGCCTGCGCCGGAACCTTTTAGGTCCTCTGACGATGCTCCCAATGGGCCTGTGAAACCTGCGATATTAGCAACAACATTGACTTCGTCCATGTCCTCTTCCTTATCCTTTTCCGATTTTTTATTTTTTGAAGTCTTTGAGAGCAATTGATTCGGCACGCGTGCGTCGTTGACTTCAGCCACGACTTCTGCGATATATTGCCGGAGCAGCTCGTTCATGTGTATAATTAGGCAGTTCTGTCTAATTTTTCTCAGATCTTGTAGTAATAAGATCAGCCATATGAACAGCAATAGTAATTGTTTATGATTTACTTATGAAAGAAGCTATTCAAACATTCATTTGTAAGTTTTGATACAGAATTAAACTTTTGCAGACCAATTTTTATCTTTTTCTTGCATGGAAGCAATGTAGTCAGCAGTCATTATGACAAAAACAAGCGGGTTGATCTTCATACAATAAGGTCTGTTTTCCTCAAGCACAAATCCATCATTGAGCAATATTGCAAGATACTCATCTTTCGTAAGATGCAATCCAAAATACTGACATGTATGAATGCTCCTGTCACGAGTTGACATGTATGACATTTCTTTATTTATCTTATACATCTCACCAAGCTTATCTCGATGCCAATCTGAATCCTGTGCTGTGTAGTAATCTACTACAATTCCATTGTCTTCAATGAGACCACACTTTCCAATATCATGAAGAAGTGCACCAATGATCAATGATTCCCTAGGAATGTCCCAACCAAAAGTCTTACACAGCTTCAATGCATTTCCAAGAACACGAAGCGAGTGGTCTACCAATCCTCCGGGCCATGCAGCATGAAATTCTTTTCTTGATGATGCAGGACAAATAGCAAGACGCTCACCGAGGTGATCCACCAGGGCGAGCGCTTCTTCTGATCTGTCTCCGATTTTCTCAAAGAAAGAACGATACTTGTCGAAATTTGATGTGATGTCTTCAGGTGAAAGAGTCATGCATCAATTGTAGAATGCGTAAAGACGGATGTTTAAAAATCGTCTTCGTCTGATTCATCTGCAATTGCTAGCTTTCGTATTGCATCGAGACCTCGTGCCTGTCCATTTGAAGAATCAGATCCAACAACGAGAGCAACAGGAACACGGTCAGCATTTACAGCAGTACAAGCTTCGAAGCCGCTGCCAAGAACTTCATCACCATATTTTAGTTTTTCTCCGTCTACCTTTAACAAATCAGCTACGACATCAACACGCTTGTTCTTATACTCCTTCATCTTGACTGATCCTGCGAGAAGATAAACGACTACAGACTTGTAAGTCTTGAATGTCTCGGCCGGGGCATCGTTATCTTCGCCAATTGCATCTGCGGAACTAAGATCATATGCTCCTTCTCGCAGGTGCGCCCGCGATGCTGCCTTGCGCGCCGCATCTTCCGCCGCATCCGCCGCGACGGCCGCGTCCGCTGCCCGCACCTGCGCCGCCACTCGTGCCGCATCCGCTGCATCCGCTGCCCGGGCCGCTTCCTCCCATGCCGCAGCCGCCACCGGGTCCTTCGCGGACCGCCGCGCGTGATCGCGCGCTGCCCATGCCGCCTTTCGCGCCGACCACGCCGCCTTTCGCGCTGCAATCGACTCTGCCTTGCGCGCCACCCATTCCTCTGCCTTGCGTGCAGCCTGTGTTGCTGCCTGACGCGACGCCTGTGTTGCTGTAATTTTCATGATAATGCCTGACAGAAACTTAAATATATGATCACACCGATATTTTTTCGTATTTTAGCAAAAATGGAACTGCATAAGTAGGCACAGAAACAGACGTCATTGCCTCGACATCTTCTATCCTGTCACACCTCACATCCAAGATGACAGCATCATGCAAGACGAAAAGAGGTCTGATTCCATCGTCTCCTAGCTGTCTGATAACAGAATCAAATCCAAGCATTGCAACATCGACGCCCGTGGACTGTGCATATGTGTTGATGAATACATTTGTCTGTTTTGAATTGACACGTAAGCTTCTTCCAAATCTATTGATGATTTGTTCTGTGGCCTTTGCTTCTTCATTTAGTCGCTTATGCAATTGTTCAAGTTTGAAATGTTCACGAATGATTCCAACGAAATAATCGAGAGCCGCATCTGAGACACGAAGCCTTATCTTTAAAGATGAACGTGAAATTCCATACATCTCTGCAATGACAGCAGTCTTCACGACATCACGAGCAATTGTTCTATTGAACAGACTCTCAGCTATGTCATCATACATGTCTTCTGCATCTGAACTTCTTCCGGCCTCAGCAAGCACGATTCTTGCTTCAAGAGCACGAAAATCTAGCGAACACACAACGCCATCTTCAAATGATGACTTGAGCATTGAACGATAAGTCTTCTTGAGAACCAATATATTCGGACCAGATGACAC